TTTCTCCCTCGATTGAGCCACTAAACTCAAATTACTTTGTAAAAGATTTAGCAAAAGGCAAGTTTACATACAAGAATCCTTATTTAAAAGAAGTGTTATTACACCATAGTAAAGACACCAATGAAACATGGAAGTCTATTCTTGTAAATGGTGGTTCTGTACAACACCTTGAGTTTTTAACAGATCACGAAAAAGATGTATTTAAAACGTTTGGTGAAATATCTCAAAAGGAGGTTATTATTCAAACAGCAATACGACAAAAACACATCGACCAATCTCAAAGTGTTAACGTAATGATTCACCCATCAACTCCTGTAAAAGATGTAAATCAATTAATTATCTTTGCTTGGGAACAAGGTGTAAAAACATTGTATTATCACAGAGGTACAAATCCCTCTCAAGAACTCTCCCGTAATATTTTAAACTGTAGCTCCTGCGAAGCATGATAAGAGAAACTAATTATTGTTATAGATGTAGCACTGAATACGTTATCAGTAGAAACGAATCAGATGCCGATGAACTACCTCTTTATTGTCCGTTCTGTGGTTCTACAGACATTGGCGATGAGCCAGAACAAGAACAACAACAAGACGAAGAATAATGTATACATATAAAGTAAAAGAAATATTAAGAGTTGTTGACGGTGATACTGTTGACATTACAATCGATTTAGGATTTGGACTCACGAAGAAAGAGCGAGTTCGAGTAGCAGGAATCGACGCACCCGAATCTCGTACGCGTGATTTGTATGAAAAGAAACTTGGAAAGGAAGCAACAGCCTTTCTTGAAAGTCAATTACAAGACGATATAATTATCAAAACCGAAAAGGAAGGTAAGTATGGTCGTATACTTGGCTGGCTGTTTAAAGAAAATCTTGGTTGTTCAATCAATGAGCTTATGATACACAAAGGATATGCTTGGCCATATGACGGTGGTAAGAAAGAAAAATCTTATGAAGAGCTCAAGGAGAAGCGCATAGCAGATGGCTCTTGGATTGAATAAATAATTAGTGTGGTTATATAATGGACAAGAATTTAAAACGGAAGACATTTCAGATAATATTGGCTTCGTGTATGAGATATATGATAAACAAACAGAAATGCTCTATGTGGGCAAAAAAAAGTTTTGGTCAAAAGTATCAAAACCACCCCTCAAAGGTCGTAAGAGACGAAGACGTTCATTAAAAGAATCTGATTGGCAAGACTATTACGGGTCTAGCGAACAGGTAAAAACTCTTGTTGAAGAATCTGGTAAAGATAGATTTGAACGACGCATTCTTCGTTTGTGTAAAACACTAGGTGAAATGAGTTATTATGAAGCAAAGATACAATTCGAAACAGACGCTTTACTTAAACCAGACAAATACTATAATGCATTTATTGGTTGTAAAATCCATAGAAAGCATGTTTTTAAGGGTTGACAATAGTTCAAAATAATATAGTATTATACTTATGATACTACTAGACTACTCAGGTATTGCAGTTGCTGCAATTTTCTCGCAAGACAGACCCGAAGAAATTCAAGAGGGCTTAATTCGACATATGATTCTGAACACGATTCGTCGTTATAATGTTCAGCATCGTGATAAATTCGGTAAGATGGTGATTGCATGTGATGCTCATTCTTGGCGTAAAGAATACTTTGAGAATTACAAAGCTAAAAGAAAAACCACACGAGAAGAATCACCACTTGATTGGAAAGAGTTCTTTCGACTAATTAATATGGTTCGTGAAGAGCTAGAAGACTATATGCCTTATCCTGTGATATATTCGGAAGGTGCAGAAGCTGACGATGTAATTGGAGTACTAGCAAAAGAAACACAAGACTTTGGAAAAGACGAGCCCGTTTTAATTATATCACCAGATAAAGACTTCTTGCAACTTCACAAATTCAAAAATGTAAAACAATTTAGTCCAATGAAACGTGACTTTATTACAGTTGAAGACCCACAAAAATATCTATTCGAACATATTTGTAAGGGTGATACAGGTGATGGTGTACCAAATATTCTTAGTGGTGATAATGTTTTCGTTGAAGGTATTCGACAAACACCTATGAGAAAAAAGAAGATCGAAGATTGGTACGAATGTCGTTGGGAGCTTGATTTGAATATGAGTGACGAAGAGAACAGAAACTTTGTACGTAATCAAAAGCTAATCGATTTAGCATATACTCCACAAGAAATTGCGGATGACATCGTAAATCAGTTCAACGAGCAACAAGATAAAGCTAACAATAAGATACTAAATTATTTAATTGAGAAAAGATGTGCAATGTTAGTAGAATCTGCTGCAGATTTTCAAACTAAATGAATATCTTTGCATTAGATAATAATCCTACTATAGCAGCGAAACAACATTGTGATAAACATGTTGTTAAGATGATTGTTGAATCTGCCCAAATGCTTTCAACAGCTCATCGCATTCTTGACGGTAAAGTAGAGAAAAGACGCTCATCAAGCGGAAAGACAATACAAAACTATTGGGTATTGCCTGATGACAGAGAAATACATTTATATAAAGCAGTGCATGTTAAACACCCTTGTACCATTTGGACGATGGAGTCAAAAGACAATTATACGTGGCACTATCGTTTATTTAACGCACTATTAGATGAGTATACATATAGATATGGAAAGATACATGCTTCTGCAGAACTGAACAATTATTTGATACCATTACCTAATAACATACCAAGTTCTAACAGAACTAAATTTAAATTAGCTATGGGTTCTAACCCCGAGTGTATGTCAGATGACCCTATTCAAAGTTACAGAAAATTTTACAAAACAAAACAAGCAAGATTTAAAATGGTTTGGACAAAACGTTCTCAACCAAAATGGTTTTAATTTATGCCTACTTACGATATACAAAATCAAAAAACGGGTGAAGTAAAAGAAGTCTTTTGCTCATACGACAATAAAGAAAAAGAGTTAAAAAAACACGGTAAAGATTGGAAATTTATTATCAATACGTGTAATATGAATTACGAAACAAGTCGAAGTACTGCAGGAAACAAAGCAGGTAGCGGGTGGAATGATAGGCTTGCTAAAATTCATCAAGGCTCTGACCCAAAGAAATCTACAATAAGACTTAAATAATGTTTACACACAAACCAATAGAATTAGGCTATGACCTAGTAGCAGAAACAACAGAAAAAGGTAGAGTATATAAAACACCTGAAGGTAAGTCTTATCCGTCTATTACTACAATGCTTGGGTACTTCTCAAAAACTGCAATTATGGCTTGGAGAAAAAGAGTTGGAGCAGAAGAAGCAAATCGTATATCACGAAAAGCTGCAGGTCAAGGTACTCGAATCCATAACATTGCTGAAGACTATATAAACAATAAGGCTGATTATTTAAAAGAAGATGAGATGCCACATATTCTTGCTATGTGGAAACCACTCAAGAAAGTACTTGATAAACATCTTGGTAAGATAGTACTTCAAGAATGTCCGTTATACTCTCATTATTTAAAGCTTGCAGGTAGAGTAGATTTAGTTGCAGAGTTTGATGGTAAACTATCCATAGTTGACTTTAAAACATCACGCAGAATTAAGACTCGAAAAATGTGTGAAGGCTATTTTATGCAAGCGGCGGCTTATGCTATCATGTTTGAAGAAAGAACTAAGATACCAATCACTCAATTGGTCATTGCTATGACCGTAGAAAATGAGTCAAAATGACCTGGTTCGCTATCAAGCATTGGACTACTACGTAAACCTTCAACACAAGACTTTCTTCTCAGTTCGGGCAGACGTTTCGCTTCGAGCAGTAGATCAAGTAGAAGTAGTATGATAAGACTTTTAAAATATATGTTTCGTAAACCTTTACAGAAAAGGTATTTGACTAAACACGCAATTCCAAAAAATAAAGAGAAAAGTTTACCCGATTCTGATTACGACGGAATGGGTGACTTCTCACGATTTGGCCGACCTTAAAATATGAAATTAAGTATAAATGATGAACAAACTTGGATGGTGAAAGGCTATCAGGCCTTTACTGAAGTAAACTTTATAACAAATAATATGATGTATTTCATTATAACACCTACAGGAGTACCAAATTATTTGGGTGTAAATTTAGATAAACAAATCGTAAATGATGCGATCGAGCATCACATTTTTCATGGCGAATTTAATTGACAAATACAAGAATATTTCATAGAATTATTAAACAATAAAAAATTAAATTATGGAAATAATGACAATAGATTACAATGAAAGCACAGGAGCTTTTGTTCTTTTTTCAGGCTCTACAGAGGTATGTACACTAACTCGCTCAGAAGCCTTCGACCGATATACAATTCATGTCGGATACAATACCGGGTATCGATTCACAGACGCTGCGGAGTCTACACTCGATAGAGACTTAGAAGAAATGGCAATGTACGCAAACGCTGATTAGAATGGTTATTAAAGATACTACTTACGACAAATTTGTGCCTGCGGCGTCGAACATCATTTTGACAGAAAAGCTTCCACATAATTGGAATGAACTTGATTGGGAGAAAGAGCTTAAGCCTTTCATAAAAAAGAATCGCTCAGTCATGTTTAAGAATGAGATTGATGAAGATTCACTATGGATTCTTATTGTACGAATCGCAATGGAAATGGAAAATGCAGCTAGACTCTAATTTAAGACAAGTTTTAGGATTAGATAGTCCACCACCTCGTGTAATTGAAAGAAACAGACGAGGTGTTATGGTTTATTCTCACAAGACTGCTGGTGAGATACAAGTTTTTACAAATGACAGTTGGAAAAGAAACAAAGATTATTATGTATCGAGGCAAGGCTCTCGGTCAGTAATGAAGAAATTTTAAATTATCAATGATTATACTAACAGACTGCGATGGAGTCCTTTTAAATTGGGCTCAAAGTTATCACTGGTGGATGCACCGAAAAGGTTATCGGCCCGTAGATTCTACCGCGTATGCAATGGATATACATTACGGAATTGACCGTAAGGTATCAAAAGAGCTATGCAAAACTTTTTGTGAGTCAGCAGCAATTGGATTTCTTCCACCTATACGAGATGCTGTAAAGTATGTTCGAAAGTTACACGAAGAAGAGGGTGCTGTCTTTCACTGCATTACATCAATGAGCGATGATCCTTGGGCAATCAAACTACGCGAACAAAACCTTGATCGTATTTTCGGAGAAGGTGTGTTTGAGCGAGTTGTGTGCTTGCCATGTGGTGAAGATAAAGACGAAGCTCTTAAACGATACAAAGACTCTAATTTTATATGGGTCGAGGATAAGACAGAAAACGCTGAGCTTGGTGCTAAGATGGGTTTGAATACGTTTCTTATTGAGCATATATATAATAAGGGTCACGACACAAGCGATGGTGTCACTCGAGTTAGTAATTGGAAAGAAATATATGAATACATTGGTGGAAAATAGTTTAGGAGTAATTTATAACGTCTGTTTTATCGGATGTTTCTGGCCACAAATAATAAAGTCTATTCGAACAAAATCCGTTGAAGATGTGAGTATAGGTCTATGCTTTATGTCTATAATCGGCTATGCTGCAGCGTTAGGATATGCTGTCTTAAAGTTCGGCTTTGATTATTGGTTGTGTTTGAATTATATCTTCAGTGCTATATTCGTTATAGTAATGATTTGCGTATATTACAAGTATAAAAAATAATTATGAGCAATGACCCTATAACTATTTACTTTGTTTTTTGGTTTTTTCTTATATTCCT